TCAAGAGTTTATCATTGCTATGCGTGGTAAACTGTTAAACGAGTTTGAAAGCACTGGTCTTGATGATGACAAGGAAAGATCTAACGCTTGGCAGAAGTCACAAATATTAAATAGCTTTTTAGAAGAGTTCACCAAGGCTATTAAAAAAGGTAAGGACGCTAGAACATTACTAGAACGAGCAAAAGACCAAATCAGAAACATTATTTAACCGTCAATAACCGTAAGGACTGACAACAATGGCTACACCAGAACAAGAATATTTAGAAACCAGAAAGCAAGCTAGGGGTGAGCAGGAATCAGCTAATGATCAACCTGCGAATACTGAAGCTGTCGATGTGTCGCAAGATGCACCAGTTGATGAAGTAATCGAATCAGAGGTAATCACCAATGAAGAAGTTACAACGGAGACTGAAGAACCAGCGGAAGAAGTTACAACAGCACAAGCGAATGATGAGGAAACAGACCTTCTTTACTATGATATTGATGATGAAGAAGTAAGCTTAGACCAAATCAAAGAGTGGAAAGCTAATGGACTGATGCAAGCTGATTATACTCGCAAGACGCAATCCCATGCCGAAGATGTGAAAACATTTAACGCTGATAAAGAGTCTTTCACTGCAAAGCAATCTGAATTCAATGACAAACTCGCACAACTTAACGCGATGATTGAAGAAGATACGCCAAGCGCTGAAATACTTGCTGAATGGCGAGAGTATGAACCGGAAAAGTATATCGAACACACTGAAAAAATGGATAACCGTAAGAAGCTATTAGCCTCGTCTAAAGCAGAGTTACCAGTTCAAGGTGTAGATATGGCGAAAGTGAGCGCTGACTTATTTGCTGCACATCCCGAATGGATGGTAGACGGCAAGCAAAGTAAGCAGTTTACAGACGATACCAACTTGATGACGGCTTATGCTGACACTCGCGGTATTGGTCAAGCTGAGCTTTCTTCTTTTGACGCGCGACACTATGAAATCATGTTAGATGCCGCACGTTATAAATCGCAAAATAGCAAAAATGCAGCGATTGAAAAGAAAGTACGCAAAGCGCCGGTAAGTACGAAACCAAGAGCGAAAGCTAATCACAGCATACAAGATGAAATAAAGATTGTTCAAACCAGATATAATCAAAACGGTAACGACAAAGACTTTTTATTATTGCGTAAGCTAAACCGACAACTTAAGTAAGGTAAATTATTATGACAACCCCTACAAATGCAACCAGTACATATGACGCCATTGGTAATCGTGAAGATTTAATCAATAACATTTATAATATCGCGCCAACAACTACCCCTTTTATCAGTGGTATTTCTCGCGGCCCTGCAAATGCAACTAACCATGAGTGGCAAACTCAAGACTTAGCCGCAGCAGATGACACTAACGCACAAATTGAAGGTAATGACGCGACAACAACTGCTTCAACCCCTTCTGTACGTTTAGGTAATCAAACGCAAATCTCTGATAAAGTCCCACAAGTAACACGCACGCAGCGTCAAGTTGATAGCGCTGGTCGTGGTGACGAGATGGATTATCAAATAATGCTTAAGACTAAAGAGCTTAAGCGCGACATGGAAAAGGTTATCTTAGCTAACAAAGCCAAGGTTGCCGGTTCAACTGCTGCCGCACGTATTTGTGCAGGTGTTGAATCATGGTTAGCCACTAACTTTGATGGCGGTGTTGGTGCTGTTGCTCCAACTGGTGACGGTACAGATGTTAACACGCCAGGAACTAACCGATCGTTTGCTGAGTCTCAACTTAAATCAGTATTATCATCTTGTTTCGATGAGGGCGGAGAGCCTGATACGATTATGGTTGGTTCAACTATCAAGCAAGCTATGTCAGGCATTGTAAATGGTGGCACATCAGGCGCAGCTCAGCGCGTTGTTGATGGTAACGCGGCAACAGTTCACACAGCTATCGACATTTACGTGTCGGACTTTGGTTCACTGGCTGTTATCCCTAACCGTTTCCAAGTTCAAACTTCAATGTTAGTTCTTGATATGAATATGTGGTCACTTGCTACTTTGGCAGACTTCCAAGAAACTCCACTAGCTAAAAACGGTGATTCAGATCGCGTACAATTGCTTTCTGAGTATACGTTAGAAGCTAAAAACGAAAAATCAAGTGGTATCATTACCGCATTAACTTCATAGGAATAACAACAAGGGCAAGGACGCCCACTAATTCAAGGTAAAGTATCATGGCTAAATATATTGTAGATAAAGGTTTTCGCGCACTTGAGAAAGACTCAAAGATGCACCGAAAAGGTGACATAGTTGAATTGTCAGGTAAAGAATTGGAATTTGCACATGATAATAAGTGTGTGTCAAAAGTAAAAGAAGAAGAAGCAAAGTAAATTTAATGCGGTGAAAGGCCGCTTTATATAAGGGTTTAAAATGTACGCTAGAGATGAACAAACCGACATTATAGAGAAATACTCTAAAAATTCAGATGGTAAAATTGAAGTTTATCAGTCACAAGATGTTAAGCCATTTCTAGAGCATAACAAAAAGTTTGAATCTGCGACAGGGCAAGGTTTTAAAGGCGAATGGCATCGGATGGCATCAATACCGCCAATTGTTATTGTACAGTGGACAGAAGAATTAAAGAGAAAGGCCGCAGATTGTATAAACCCTTTAGATAAGCAAAACAGAAAGTTTCTGCTTGCTATGCTTAACTCTCCTGAGTGGAATAAACTAAGAACTAAACAAGGTGTAATCTAATGGCTATAGCTGACTTTGATGAACTGCAAAAAGAGATTGTCGAATGGTCGCACCGTGGCGATTTAGGTAAAAAGATAATCACCTTTATACAGCTAGCTGAAAACGCTATGTACTCAAATGACCAAGAAGTGCTAGCCGTTAGAAGTATGGAAACCGTATCGACTGCCGCGACTGCTGGTCAGTATGTAGAGTTACCGCCTAACTTTGAATCAGCGCGCAGTATTAGATTGGTTACTGGTGATAATGGCGGCGAATTAAGATTCCAAGCGCCCGAGCAAATGCACAAGCATGTTGCTACAGGTCGACCAACTTTCTTTACTATTGTAGGTAATGAAATTCAGCTAGATAGAGTGCCTGATTCCGAATACACATTAGAGATTCAATACTACCGTAAAGCCACAGCACTGAGTGATAACAACTTAACTAATGAAATACTAACCAGCCATCCAAGTATCTATCTATTTGGCGCATTGACCGCCCTATTCAGTTATTCACAAGATACCGAGCAGCATTTAAAATATAACGGTATGTTTATCAGTGCCATCAAAGGCGCAAACAAAGCAGATAAAAAAGGTCGTTACGGGCCAGCTCCAGCAATGAGCCTTGACCGTGGGATGATAGTATGACCTTTCAAACAATACCCGTACAAGTTACGGGGCCATCATATCAAAGCAGGTCTAAGCCTTTATCAAGTCAGGTTACACAAAGCTGGTACCCTCAACTTAGCGAGCTAGGCAAAGACCAATTTGTATTAATGCCATTCCCAGGGCTTAAAGTATCAGGTAGTGCGGCAGGTATTGATCGCGGCTTTAATCGTATGGCTGAAATATTATATCAAGTCAAAGGTACTTCACTGTATGAGATTGACAGGCTAGGCAATCACACCTTGCGAGGCACTATACCTGGCACTGGTCGCGCTATTATTGCCAACGATGGCATTAATATGTTTATCGTTGCAGACTTAAAGGTCTGGAAATACACGACCGACACCAATGCAGTGACCGAAGTTACCAACGTAAATATTACAGGTGCAAAGTCCGTTGATTTCTTTAACAACCAATTCATTTACACGTTTGATAAATTTTCCACTGTCTCAGATGTTGGTAACGGTGGCGAGGCTAGCGGTTTAAATATCATTGGCGAGGAAACTTTGCCAGATGATTTAGTAAGGGATTATGTATTTGACGAAGTTATTTATCGTTGTGGTGTTCGCTCTATTGTTGGTTGGTACAATTCAGGTATTGGCGCGCCTCCTATTGCTAAGCTACAAGGCCGTATATTTACTGTTGGCCTCGCTGCTATAAACTCAATAGACCAAACTGACCAAGCATTTTACTGGTTAGGTGATGATTTTTCTATATATCGATCATCAGCCGGTAGAGAAGAAAGAATAAGCACCGATGCAATATCAAACGAGATTCAAAAATATTCAAGAGTTGACGATGCTATCGGTAATACGTTTACATTTGAGGGCCAAAACTTCTACTCGATAACCTTTCCTTCAGGCAATAAAACATTTGTCATTAGTGAGCTGTTAGGCGTTAACGGTTGGTTTGAATTATCTTCAGGTGTTAATAACCCCAATCAATCAAGCAAATATCAAGGCACATCAATCATTAGTGCTTATGGTAAAAACTTTGTCGCTGATGTTGATAACGGTAACGTTTATGAATTAGATTTAAATGCCTTCACCAATAACGGCGAACCATTGCAGCGCATCAGAGTAACACAGGCCGCAAACGGTGACTTACTTGGCGCCAAAGGTAAGCTAATTCAAATGTCATGCTTAAAGCTAATCATGGAGACTGGTGTCGGTGTAATTGACGGTCAAGGGGATGACCCTCGTATTATTATTGAATACAGTGACGATGGTGGCAGAACATGGAACGCTGGCTCATGGCCTAGAGTTGGGCGATTGGGTGAGTTTACGTTACAAGTCGAATGGTTTGATTTAGGTTCTTTTTATGATCGTATATTTCGCATATCAACCACTGACCCTGTAAACTATACGATATATTCAGCAACTATTGATCTTCGACTTGCAGGTAAATAATTATGGCTATTGAAGTTAACCCGCTTCCCCTTCTGAAAATCCCTAGGAAATTCCTAGCAGACCCAGAAACAAGGGCATTCATTGAGCAGCAGAACACCATTATATTTCAGTTACGGAATAGAACAGGTGGTAACGTTGATGTAGTAGGCGGTAACGCTGAAGGTGTAGCAGAAAACGCAGCAGACATACTGGTAAATACTGGATTAATAGCGGATAACGCCGATGCAATCAGCGATAACACCGACTTGATCAATATCAACTCAGGTTTAATTGATGAAATCCCTATCTATTCGGGCTTTATGGCACAAATACAATTCTTACAAAGACAGTTTGATGGTTTACCAGAGTTTACTATTGACACATCAGGCTTTACAACAGACTTAACCTTTATAACTACCGACAAGGTGATCGCATAATGGCACAGCAAAATATAAACATTGGCGCGGCAGATACTAAAGCGGGTGATACCTTATTTTCAGCATTCACAAAAACTGAAGCTAACTTTACTGAGCTATATTCTAGGTTATCATTAGACCAGTTACAGATGCTTTATGTAGCTAAAGCGGGTAACGATTCAAACACAGGTTTAAATGCTAATGAGCCGTTTCTAACAATAGGTGCGGCGATAACCGCTGCTTCATTATTAACCCCCGCTGAGGACAATCAAATAACAATTAAGGTTGTTGATACAGGTACTTACCTTGAAAGCGTTGACTTGCCTGAATGGGTTCACATTGACGCAGGTAATGCCGCATTAGATGGGCGGTTGACAGTATCAGACAATACTATAACTAGCTTTAGGCGGCTACAACACTCCACTAATTCGACACAGCCTGTCACAAGAAAGGTAGCCGGTCTAGGCTTTGCTAAACTAGCAGTTGAATTGCTTATAGTCGCAGGATCAAACCAAGAAGGGTTACTTGTTGATATGGGAGTAATGCACATTGACGCCGGTGTCATCTCAGTAGATGCAGGAACAGGGATAAAAGCAAAGAACGGTAGCAGAGTATCGTTTATTGTTTCAGAGGTTCAATTGATAGATGGCGGCTTAGGTATAGGCACAAGAACAGCTGGCGGTGGTGCAAACTTCTTTTCTGGTAATGTTCTATACGCTAAGGATGATGGTTCAGGTGTATTATTAGAGTCAAGGGTTACTGGTGATGTTATTAATATTCAGGCTGGCTCACTTATTGTTGACACTCTTTATGATATGGCGGCTAACACTACTTTAAATATGTTTGCTACAGAGGCTTCAGGAACAGAAACAGCAGACCCAGCAGCGACCATAAATGTCACAATATCAGGCGTGTCTAATTTTATTCCTACTACAGACATAATTATAGACAGAGTATTAGAAGCCGTTAGTTTAGCTACTAGCCAAGAGCCAACAGGCCTAGGTATTGCAAACTCTATAATGGTGGAGTTTGGGGCTGCACAATTTACAGTTTCCGATCCTGTAATGATTGATGTTAATGGGAAAGTTACCTTTAATGTTGCCGGAATGTATCGCGTCAAGTCTGTTTTCCAGTTTGGACGGACAGGTGCTAGCGGAACCTCAGAGGTGTTATTTAGATTACTAGTTGACGGTATTCAATTGGGTCGTAGTGTTGGTGTTAAGCTCGGTAACTCTGACGTGTTGAATTATATCGACATAGATAACTGGTTTAATGTTCCAGCGGGTACAGAGTTAGAGACTGAAATGATGCGCGATAACTCAGGTAATAATAGCGGTGGTATATTCAAAACAGAGCCTACTGATGAGGGTGCAGGAACTTGGAGCGAAGTTCCTTGTACTGTATTACGTATTGAAAGATGGGCATCACCAACATAATAGGGTTGAACAATGGCTACTAAACAATTAACTGATAACTTTTTAAATACTATCGTTGACACTGTTCAGGTGGCATTTTCTGCCCCTGTTGATAAAGATGTTGTTATTGATGTTTTCACGGTAACTAATAACTCTTTAGTTAATGCGAGTTATAAAGCTTATGTGAAATCTGCTTCAGGTGCTTTGGTGCCAATCATACCGTTTAAGATCGTGGTATGGGGTGAGAATGATTTGGGTATTGGCATCGTTAACCAGGTAATACCGGCGGGTGGTTCGTTACAGGTTGAATCATCGGCGTTAATTTCTTTATACTTTACCGCTTCAGGTCGTGAGTTATGATCATTAAAGAGTGTCATAATATTGACGATATTAAAGCGGTGCTTTGTCACCCTGAAATATACGACACTATATCAAGCGACGAATGCCCGAAATCAGAAGATTTTGAGCCACCAATGACTGAAGAGTATTGCTATATAGTCGGTTACGTGAAAGGCGAGCCTATTGGTGTTATGATATACCATAAGTACAAAAACGGTAATGAGTGCCATGTGCAAGTCTTACCGCAGCATAGAAAAGAACACGCGATTAACTTCGGACAACAATCCCTTGAGTTTCGGGGAACTGTACCACTTTACGCAGAGATACCAGATTTATATAAAAACGTTTTAGATTTTGCTTTGTTGAATAACTTTGAAGTTATCGAGGTAAAAGAAAACGACTATATAAAGAATGGTAAAACATATAACGTAAATGTATTGAGGTATAAGTAATGGGCTTTGTCCGGAATCTTACAGGTAAAACATCAGCAAAAGCAGCCATAAGAGGCGGCGAGATACAAAGTGAAGCTGCAACATTAGCAGCTGATCAAGTTGGCGTAGCAGGTCAAGAGGCTGGCTCTCTTGTTCGTAACGCTGGCGGTATTTCGCAAAGGCTAATACAGCAAGGCGGCAAGCAAGCCGGTGCTTTACTTGACCCATTCCAGCAAGTCGGGCAGCAAGGTATTGATCAAGCTGGTTTCTTAACTGACCCTCAAGCTCAATTTGACTTCTTGCAAAACAATCCTTTATTTCAATTGGGTTTAGATAATGCGAACAGGCAAACAAGCCAGTTAGCTGCATCAAGAGGCCGTTTATCTGCCGGTGACACACTAACCCAATTAAACAACAACGCATTATTAACTGCATCACCATTAATTGCGCAACAAAAGCAATCTATCGGTGACTTGTTAAATCTTGGTCAAAGCACAGCGCTTAGTCAAGGCGGTATCCTGCAAAATACAGCGGGCGGAAGGTCTAACATCATTCAAAACTCAGCGCTTAATCAGGCTAACATTTTACAAGGTACGGCGGCAAATCAAGGTAACTTATTAACAGGTGCAGCGGCAGCAGAGGCGGCGGGGCTTGTTGGTGCTGCTAACGCTAGAAGCTCAGGCGCAGCAAACGTTCTAAGTTTAGGCGCTCAGATTGCTGGTGCTGCATTTGGTGGTGCTGGTGGTGCTTCTGGTGGTACACCAGGCGCATTTAGTAATAGCATAGGCGACTTTTCAGACCCCGCACTAAAAGAAAACATTACCTTAATAGGTGTCGAGAATGGATTTAATATCTACTCTTGGGATTGGAATGGCAAAGCTATAGAGTTAGGCTTATCCGGCTCTAATAATGGCGTAATGGCTGATGAAGTATTAAGTAAAGAGCCTAAAGCTATATCTATTGATAGAGGGTACATGAAAGTCAACTATGAAATGATAGGAGTATCTCACTAATGGCAATCGACCCTAGAATAGCGCTACAAGGTCAAGTAGCAAGCATTGCACCAGCTATAAATATATTTGAAAACGCATTGATGAACGCTCAAACGCGAGATATCAGAGCGCAACAAGCACAACGCGCCCAAGAGTTAGTACCTTTTCAATTACAGCAAGCACAGCAAGGTGTTGATATTAATCAGCAGACTCTAAATCAAAATAGAGACACGCAACGTTTAACTAACCTGCATCAAACAGGGCAACGCTTAAAGCCTTTCCTTGAAAGTAACGATATACAAGGCGCACAACAATTCTTGCTTGATAACATCGCTCAAATACAAACACGTATTGAGCAGGGTTCAGGCGAAGACGTTACCGAGTCAATGGAAACGTTAGCCAAGTTACAAACCGGTGATACTCAAGGTGTACTAGGTGATATTGAGGCGGTTTCTAGTTTAGTAAATCAAAGTAGTGCCACAGCAGGCCAAAGAGAATTTACTTCTCTAACTACCGGATTATCAGAAGAGGACAAAACAAAAGCGGCGCGGATTAAATTAAGATTAGACGCAGGTGCCTCATTAACTGGTCAAGAGCGAATAGCTTTAAATAACGAGCTAGGCGAAAAGGTTGTCAAACAATTAGAAGCGGAAGCCGGAGCTAAAGAGGGTGGAAAACTTAAGCAGCAACGCAAACATCTACCAACACTAAGAAAAGAAATTAAACTAGCAGAGACGGCAGCGGCAGAGCGAGGCGAGGTATTAACAGACTTATCCAGAATGAACGCAGGTCTACCAGGCCTATTAGATGCGGTAGCTCAGTTAAAAGAGTTATCTGCATTAGCTACTAGTAATTTCTTAGGTGGGGTTTTTGACGCAGCGGTAAAACAGACAGGCTTCGGATCAACAAAAGGCTCTACAGCTAAAGCTAAAATGGTGGCAATTATAGCCAACCAAACACTACCTTTATTAAAAGAAACTTTCGGCTCTGCATTCACTGAGGCAGAGGGCGCAAGGCTAGAAGCTTCATTTGCAAATCCAGATTCCACACACGAAGAAAGGCTAGCTCAGTTAGATGCGTTTATAGACCAAAAAACAAGAACAATAAAAGCAAAAGAAACTCAGTTAGGTGTTGTACCAACAGAAAGCGCAAATAATGCCGATGTTCCAGATGTTGATATTTCAACGCTATCAATCGAAGAGTTAATTGCAGAAAGAAACAGACTAGGTGGTCAATAATGCCGACTATTGAAGAGATAGACGCCGAGATAGCAAAAAGACAACGTATAGCGGATATTGATACCTTGATCGCTGAAAAACAGGGCGGTGTATCTGATGCTATATTTGAACCTATTGGCGCAATTGGCGCTAACTTAGCTGGTTTTGTTGGCTCTGGATTGGCTGGTATCGCTGAACTAATTAGAACAGGTGATATTGAGTCTGCCGCTAATGCAGTTGAAGCAGTTCAGCAAGGTGTATCGGAACAATTCGCGCCACAAACCGAAGCAGGAAGATCGGGACTTGAAACAATTGGCGGAGCAATACAGGCTGTTGATGAAAATATTATACGCCCTGCTGTTGCGGGTACTGCTGGGCTTGCTCAACTCGCATTAAATCCAACTGACTTAGCAGGAGCTAGACAAACAGTTAGATCCGTTAGAGATGTTGGTTTAGGTAAATCAGCAGGTCAACAAGCCTTTGATGTTACTGGTAGTCCTGCCATAGCAACAGCGTTTGAAACTGCCCCCGTATTATTAGAGGAGGCAGTTGGCGGGTTATTAGGCAGAACAGCCGGAGCAGCACAAGCAGCAAAAGCACAAACAAGAACGCAGGGATCACAAAAAGCACTAGAAGCAATCGAGCAGGCACAAACAGGTCCCGTAACCGATGCAGGACTTCAGGATATAGCAGAAACAATACAAAAAGGTACGCCTGAAGAAATAGCGGGAATTGTACAAGCCGATCCTAAATTCTTTCTTGCTGCTGATGAGTTAGGCATAAGCACAGAGCCACTTGCAGCATTTTCCAGTAAAAACCCACAGTTTAGAGATGTGTCCGGGGCATTACAAAAAGTACCGGGTAGCGTCCTCGATGTTCAAGCTCGAAATTTTATAAATGAAACTAGCCAAGTCGCTGATAATCTAATAGTTCAATATGGCGGCACACTGGACAAGGCGCAGTTAGGTTTAGACTTTAAAGCTAACTCATTAAAGACTGTCGATGATTTATTTCAACAGGCTGACGATGCTTACAGCTCATTAAGGCAGGTACTGCCAGAGGAAAGTAGATTTAACCCTGCTGCAACTGTTGAATTTTTAGAGCGATTACAGAGACAAGATAAACTATCGCCTAAATTATCTTCCATGCTAAACAAGTTAAAGCCTAGAGTTAAAACAACAAAAGGTAAGGTTACTGTTAACCCTGCAACAGGCGCAAGAACCAGTACAGGCACAACGGAAACAATAAACCCTACACTGGGCCGTATTGACTTAATCAGAAAAGAGATAGGGCAAGCGGTCGGTAAGGGTAGCGGTCAATTTAAGGATGTAGAAACAGGTTTAAACAAAGCTTTATATGCTAGGTTATCTCGCGATATGGATGACATAGCCACCACATCAGGCGGCGATGCTTTAGCTATTAGCGACACTGCAAAAGGACTAGTTAGACAACGCAAACAGGTTGAAGACAACCTTGTAACATTACTCGGTAAAGACTTAAATCAAGCGCTTAATGTTAACGTTGCTGGTGTCGTTAAGAATCTACAAAAAGGTGAGATTGATAAATTTAATCAAGTCGTCAACGCGATCCCAAAAGCAAAAAGGGGTGAGGTTGTATTGTCAGCAATGAATGATGTATTTAAAGGTACGGGAGTTAATCAGGCTCAATTAAGCCCGACAGCGTTTACTAAATGGTATCAAACTATAAACCGATCACCCGCAGCAAGAAAAGCATTGTTTGACGTGTTACCGCCTGACAGTAAGAAAGCTATAGATAATCTTTTTGAAGTATCAAGAGGTATCAGTAGAGCGCTAGGGCAGACAACGCCAACAGGCAGAATTAACGCCATGTTTAACCCTGAAACGGGATTCATACGCAAAATGGTAGGGGGGTCGCTTCCTCGCATGGTGGCTTTTGCCACTGGTTCACCTGTCGCGGCTTTTGCCACAGATGCAACGGCTAACTTCTTGCGTCAAACTACTGACGGAGCAAAGGCGGCATCAGACTTAATGGGTACAGCTCAGTTTCAAAATATCATAAGGCGGTCGGTTAAAGATGGGGTTATTGATGGAAATAAAGCCTCGAAACAATTATTAGAAGCAGAGTCAAAACTAATGAAGTCAAAAAGATACCAAAAGTGGGTTAATACATTAACCGATAACGACAGGGCTGCATTGCAAGGCGGCTTATTAGGCTATTTATTCAGCCAAGAACAGGAGCAAAACTAAATGTCATTTTCGCCTATTGCGTTCATATCCCCTAATTTTAGGGATTTCAAAAACGACTATCTCAAAGCTTACGAGCCAGGAACAACCACGCCAAAAGTCATGGCTCTTGAGTCTAACGGAGGTACACAGGTTGCTAAACTTCAATTAAACGCTGATGGATTTATAATATCTGCCGGTAATGCGCTGGTAATACCTTATATTGACGGGGCTTATGATTTATGGTTATTTCCTACCGAAGCCGAAGCAGATGCAAACGATACATCGAACGCTGAAAGATTGGCAGATAACATAATAGGTATTAGTAGTAGCTCAGTAACGACCGACTTAATCAACGACCTATCACAATCTTATGAATTCCCAACAGTCGCAGCATTTGAGATTTTCGCCACCTTATTCCCTGACGGTAAGACAATCCACCTCAATGATCGTGATGCTGATTTTACTAAGGTTAGCGGCACAACGCCAGGTAATGGAATCATAGTTAGCACATCAGTTAACCAAAGCATAGAGTTAATAACTAACGGTGTTGTTAATGTAAGGGCTGTAGGTGTTGTAACTACTGACACACCTATACAGCAGCACACGAAGTTTTTAGAAGCTATCGCCTTACTTCCTGCCAGTGGTGGTAAGTTTGTTATTCCTTATAATACTTATTCTATTGACATAGCAACGGGTAATTGTAATTTAGATTTTGACGGTAAATCAAATGTAATACTTGACGGTAATAACGCCAAGATTAATTGGATTAACGCGCAGATTGGCGGCACTCATACAGGCGGTAGATTTAAAACCGAAGACGGAATGAAAGCTGTTAGCCCGTTACATATTGACGGAGGCATAACGACTTTAACCATGGCACAAGCTTTATCATTCTATGATGTAGTATTAGGTACTTATGCAAATGGTATTCAGCGTGGTTTCTACATTCAATCTGATACTGGTGTTGATTTAAGTAAATGTTCAGCTAAGCATTTTAGACATTTTGGTATAGATTTCACCGGCACCACAGACCCAACACAAAGCGTTGATATTGTACTTAATGATTTTCTAGTCGAAGATTGTTTTGCTTATACAAACACGCTTGCGGCAATTGTTCGCGCAAGGTCTTTATCGTTAAAAGGTTTTACCTCGAGAAACACCGCAGCCAGTGAAATGACAGGATTTGTCGGAGGTTTACGCTTAGAGCCAGCAACAACCAACGGTCAAGATTTAAACAGCATAATTATAGATGGTGTAATCAGTGAAGGTTGCGAGTTACAAGTAATAACCACTGAAGAAGACCTTACTGTTAATGCAATTATTACTAACCTAACATCTAGCGATCCAGATAGCACAGGCTCAACTTTTGGATTATTTACAAGGGGGCTAGCGGGGCTAGTTAGCAATGTTCGCATCGCCTCTGGTGGTCGCTTTTTACTTAACGCGCCTGATAATAAAGATGCAGGAACGGAAAACACCCAAACGAATAATTACAGAATGGATTTTACTAACATTCAGGTATCCGGTGAAAACACCAGTAAAAACCTAATACTAGATGCTGATTTTAGAACTCTTGATAGCTGGACTGTATCAAAAACTCAAGGTGCAGAAACGGCAACATTAAGCCCTACTGCCATTAACGGTGAGAACATATTGGTAATTGATATCAATACTATCGGCAGTGGTACTGGTATTGCTGTATTCCAAGAAGTCCCAAACATAAAGCCTAACACCCTTTACACGTTTGGTGTCTGGGCTAAATCTTCCGGCGAGTCTGCACCAGGCAACCCGTCAAACTTTCAATATGTAGTTGATTTTAGAAGTGGAAGCACAAGTATTGAATCGTGGCTGTATCAGATACCTCGCGTTGGCGATGACGTTTATGACAAATTACTAGCTTGCATCAAGTCACCTGCTGGCTGTGATAACGTTAGAATTCTACAGAGATTTGAGGGGAGCGGCGGCGCTAACGGTGTAGGTTTTGTTGATGGTATATTCTTATACGAAGGTGTTAGCAAGGATTATTTCAGTGTTGATGTAACTCCTGTTATAACAAAGATACTTGATGAGAAAATAATAACAGATACGCAGCCAATCAATATCGCTAACGTACCGGCTAATGACTCAGTGGTAATTGTTAGAACTTTAATGGGTGCTGTGCCAGGTGATAACGTAGTAGTAACTAAACCCAATGAAGCCAGTCATGCTAAAATATCATATGGAGCGGTGGTTACAGCGAATGATACAATTGATTTATTCGCTTATAATTGCACACTAAGTGATATTAACCCCACTTCTGCTACAACATTTAGCTTTACCATAATCAAGCACTAACCAAAAGGGCAGCTATCAACTGCCCTTACTTATTCGAAAGGTAACGGTATAAACCCGTTACTTTCTTCTTCGAATGCGTATCTGTCGTACTCTTCTTTATCATCCATTAGTCAACTCCTTTAGTTTTCGTTTATATAATAATTCAATTTCTTTGAGCTCAGCACAGGTGTATTTTTTAGGCTTGTGCGGCCCCTCTAAATATTTCATTCTAACCAGTCCTAGTTTTTCAATTAAAGCAGGACGGTAATTACTGATATTACCAGAGAGATGATTATTACAAGGCGCGCACTGTTTGTGGCAGTTGAGTTCCTCGAATCTAAGTTCAGGGTGCGCCCCACGGCTTCTATAATGCCCAGCATGATATTGCCCAGTATGATGACGACCGCAACTAATACAAGGTAGGCTACAATCACGCTTTCTAATGAACGCATTAAAAGCAGCTTGAGCTTGTTTTTCTCGAAGTGATTTATCATTATCTTTCATCTTCCTTTTTTTGACTGCGTGAACCTTATCGGCTTTCGACTCCCTTTCGATCTTTGCATGCTCAGCTAAGCAAGCCGGATTAAAGCAAGCCTTTTGCAGAAAGTATCTAGGCTCGAATTTATCGCGGCATATTTTACATTTAGCCATATTGAAACGCCCTCACTATATAACTAATACTCAAAGCCATCGGCATACTTAAAACTATACCGAAGCCAACGAATAACAACCATTGCCTTGTGCCTTCAGGTAGGTTAATCATCTTAATTCTGCCGTAGCGTACCAACCAACATTAAAGGCACCTTCACATTCAGGGCAGTCAATTTCTACACTATCACAAGAGAAATCATCTAAATCAAAATCATCTAAATCAATATTCTTTTCACAATGTGGGCAATCAATATTCATATCAATAATCCTTATATATACTTGTTAATTACCGTAGTTAGCAAATTCTTTCCGCTTACTTGCTTCATGAGTTCGATAAATGCCAATTCTTTCCTCAGCTATTTTCATTTGCCATCTAAACTTTTCGCTTTTTTCTGTGGCGGCTTTAAGTGCCAACAGTAAATCCAAATAATCTTGGTGTGCATAAGCATAGCTTTCTCGCTCCTGCCCTGTTTTAAAGCCCTCAACGCGAGCTTCATTCATTAGAATAGCTTTCTTTGACTTGCGGTACTCTGTCAAGTAAATAACATCAGCGCGACTCTTGGCGGCATCATCAATACAAGCTCGCCAGTCTGAGAATAGTTGCTCAACGTTCATTTTATTTCGTACCTCAATAGCGCAGATTTTAACGGCTCTAATTGCTCCGTTGCTGCATTTTTAATTATTTCGTACTTTGCTGTTTTGTATGCTTCGAATGCTAACTCTGCCGTATCGAATGAGCCAAGAAATACTTGCTTTCCATCTTTCATAATAAGGACACGAAACCCTTTTATCATTGACATATAAGCTTACATTATATGATGCGTCATTTACTCCGACACCATATACCTTTCTATCACTTCGCATCACTAAGCCCTTTTAAATACTCCTGATAATCAGGCTTGAGCTTTTTAGCTGCTGCCATATCCTTTTTAGCATCACCGCAAGGGGTAACGCCGTGCCGCTCTAATAATTCGCGTATCGCCCTTGTAGTGCTCATGGTTAATCCTTTTTAGCATCTTTATTTTTAATTGCTTGTTCGATTGCTTCGCTAAAGCCATAGCCACCGTTGTAATATTTAACTTCAAATAAAATAGACCCTGACAAATCTGGGCTCAATGTCGCTTTAAAGATATCATCAGTTTCATCAATAAAGTCTTTTTCAACAGTAAATACCATACCGTCAATTATTACCGCTGCTTCATAGTAATGATCTTCAAAATACTCTTCAGGATCTTCATAAGAACAGCCCTCTTCAAGCAAAACATTACCTATGAATTGCTCAGTTGTTTTTCCAGTTGGCGTTAACTTGCCTCTGTAGTGATCAGTTTGACTCATTTTCATTCTCTCCATTAATTAAGTAACTAAACTATAACCTATAAACCTTGAAACACTGCTCCGACCACTACCCCTTAACCTTTTGGAAAAACACGAACTCGTTACCGCATTTTTTCTCATGAACCTTTCTGATTTTACCGACACTTTTTAAATATGTCCCAATATCACTAATAGTGTTAATTGAAAACCCGGTGAGCTTCTCCATCTCACTTCGTCCGACTAATCCGTCAAATGTAAGAAAACTTAAAAATTTATTCAGCGCGTTATCGCTTGGCTTTTTTGGATTCTTTGTAGTCGAAACCTTTTTAACTTTGACTTTCTTTTCTGCGAAAAATGCAGGGTTTATAATTTTTAATGATTGAATGTTTAACATGATTATTTCCTTTTCTTAACGCGTAATTTTTTAGCTTCGACAATTGACTCGCTGACTAATTTACTAGCCTTGGTGGACTGCCCGTTTTTATACTCCTGCAAAGCACTGATAGCGGCATTTTTTGATATAAGCTCATCACAACCAGCAGCCTTGCAGCCCTTGTAAACTGAATTCCATACAAAATCATTTGGCGAGGTCATAGCCTTTGCTCCATATTATAATTTAGTAAAGATTTTAGATTGCTTTCGCATGAGTTACCAGTGTAATGAGCTAAGCCAGCATCTTTACCAGATTTATAACCGGCATAGAATGCGCGCTCAATCTTGTTTTCCATTTCTAGCATGGCCTTGTCATAGCCATCATCAAACCTGTCATCGTGCTGCTCAGATTCTTCTAATGATTGCTCAAGCTCTTCGACTTCATTTTTCAACTCTTCGATGCGTTCTTTTAATTCATCAACTTCATTCATGACAAATCTTCCCTTGTTAATTTAAAGTGCTTAGCTAGTGCTATAACATCATTCTTATTTAATGCTATCCAAGCTACACCGTTAGTGTCCAATGCTACAGCAACAGAATTAGCGCTTAGCACTTTAGGTTCGTACATGTCGCTAAATTCATAACCTTCAATACTCATTTTATCGCCTCCTTAGTAACTATGTGTTATTTAATTCGGCTAATCTCTTTATCAAGAGTGGAGTTGATTTGGTGCTTAGCCTCTTTATAGTCCATAGGCACGTACTTTATTAAATGAGTTATCACTTCTATCAAGCCCATACCTTTCGGCATTGTCATATCTAATGAAGTTCCAGATTCGCACTTTAGCTTTACTGGTAAGTTAGTTCTTAATACTGTTTTCATAATTTATATCTCTCTATAGTTGCTATTGGTTGTTAAATACCTTTAGATGCTCGCCATCCTAGCCACATTGAACTAACAATATCGACGGGGGATAACAAATCAAATCTAGCATTTAAGTACTTTCTATCAATTAGTGTTTCATCAGAATCAGGGATTGATTTATACCATTCACAAAACAAATCAAACTGCTCTTGCAATTCCGCCTCATGCGCAAAACCCGCTTCCATTTGATCCTGCATTTTACTTTCCATATATTCCATAATATATCTCTCTGTTAGGCAACTATTGCAGTGCAACAGTTGCCATTAATGGTTACTGCTCTAAATAATTTTTAGCATCATCACCAAACTCTGCAAACAAGTCGGTAATCATTCGGTTTAATTCGCCAGCCATCAAAGTAAAATCAGCCGTAATTTTAGCGCTCAAATCATCGAGATCAATATCATCATTTTGCTCAACAATCACATCAAAGAACTTAATACGCTTAATTGATAAATCATCGCTTAGCATGAATGACATTGTTTCGTCGTATTCAAGTGCAATTTTAGTGACGTATTGGTCTGCATCTAAATGCGCTTTAACTTCCTCACCTAATAAGTCCTGATTCTTAACGGTAGCACTAGCACTCTGATCACCTAATGAATTGAAATGAGCTTCCATACCAAGAGAGAATAAGTTAGATTTTATAAATCTCTCGGTACTATCAATTGTTAACCATTCCGTCATTGTTTCATCAGGGCAAATTTCAGGTGACGGGCTTGTCACAGGCAAAGTACCAAGAGTTTTACGAAGTAGCGCAAGTAAGTCTTCAGCTTTACCGCGGCTTGATGTATTGATCACAATAACATTTTCTTTAGCGTTGATATAAGCGTGAGTATCGGTAACACGATTAAAAGCGCGCGGTAACAATTCAAAAATAACATCCTCCTTCATTTGCTCACGTTCTTTTTTAGTTGGAGATCTTCCATATTGAGTTTCAAACGTTTCAATCCAACTTTCTAGCTCATCTTTAATGACTGGCGCTGGTAAAATCTTCTCTTCGCTGCGAGCGCAAATCAATACATTACCGTTTGATTCGGTAGTTAATAAGCTGCCTTTGCCTAGCGACTCAGACCAGCCAAAATGACGAAGCTCAGTTGAACCTAACGGTGTAAATGTGCATTCCTGCATATGTCTATTAAGGTCTAATTCAGTAGTAGTAAATGGACGGGTAAAGGCGAATACGAATATATTTTTAAAAAACATTTTAATCTCTCTTCTGTGGGTTGGTTGTATTTATTAACTGACACCTAGTATAAACAACTATATTAACTTTGCAACAACTTTTCATTGAAAGTTATTAATTCATGTGCAATAATTAACTCAACTTAAATAAGAGGTATAAATTATGGATAAGAAAGTAAGGGGTTCATTTCAAATGTTAGAATCGACAAAAAAGGCAATTGATAAAGCAGCTAGTAAGGAAGGAAGAACATTTAATAATATGCTTGAGCAATTAGCAAAAAGAGCCATTGAAAACAAATTGGTTCAGGCATAAAAAACCGCGTCTTGGCGATAGCGGCTTAATCAATTAGTAGAAAGGAATTATATCATGGGTAGATTTAGAATTTATAAAAGATTAATGGATGTGTTCGTAAAAGGCGAGCTCATTCGTATAAAAGAAACTGGCGAAGTATTAACTTATGAGAGCTCAACAGGCGGTGCTAATTTTAGTTCTTACTTGGTCGTTAATGTTGGCGGTACGCTAATTGATTGGCGTAGAAGTTTACATGTTGATGACGTGGAAAAGATGACTATTTCCGGCGGTGTAGAAGATGACTTTAAATCACTGAGGAATAAATAACATGAGCGCTAAATATACGTTTCTAGCGTGGGATACACCAGTAAAGGACGCTTCAACAAAGCTTGCTCTTTTGCAGCTAGCAAACAACGCCGATGATGATGGCTTTAGTTATTATTCAATATCAAAAATGGCTTTATCTTGTGATATGAGTGATAGAACATTCATGAGAAAAATCAAAACTCTTGAAGAATTAAAAGTATTAACAGTTGAAAGGAGAGCAAATAGGCCGTCACTTTATACTTTAGTTGGTGACGAAATGGGGGTGACACTTTGTCACTTACAAAATACTGAGGTGACAGGTTGTCACCCTGAGGTGACAGGTTGTCACCCTGAGGTGACAGGTTGTCACCCTGAGGTGACAGGTTGTCACTTAGTAGGTGACAGATTGTCACACGATCTTAACAGTACTCCTAACACTACTCTTAACAGTAGTAATAAGATAATAGCCGCCAAGGCTCCAAAGTTTAAATTCAAAGGCGTGCTTATTAGATTAGGAGCAGACAAAGAAGTTGTTAGCGATTGGATGGAAGTTAGAAAAAAGAAAAAGGCTTCTAATACTAAAACGGCTATGAAGTTATTTCTAACTCAGGTTAAAAAATCAGGACATACAGTTTCACAAGCTGTAGAGATTGCCGCCGGTAAAAGTTGGTCAGGCTTTCAGGCTTCTTGGTGTGCAAACATAAAGAAAGATGAAAACAAAAACAAAGACGTTATGCAAATTTCAGCAGATAGCAGCTGGGAGGACGGAATAAATGAAATCTTCTAACATGGTAAACATGAAGGACTTAGTTAGTAATTTAAATATTACCGAGCATCAAGAAAAAGAAATTGTTGTCGATGCTTTTGCTAAAAACATAATCAATAAAGTATTTAAAGAATTATCGTTGATTTTACCGGCTTGGCAATATGCTTGGAAAAGTGACGATCCAGAAAACCCCGACAAGATTTTAAACGCTGCCAAACAACAATGGACTAAAGCCTTTATTGAAAACGATATCTGTACTTTAGAGCAAATAAAATTCGGGTTTGCCAAAGCAAGAGCTTACGAGAGTGACTTTGTGCCAAGCTGCGGTAAATTCGTTTCCTGGTGTAATCCATCACCTGAAGACTTAGGCTACCCAAGTGAGCAACGCGCCTCAATGCTTTGTGTATCGTACAGAGCCAAGTTAAAACTCAACCTACCTACGCACACTAGACCGTTGATAATGGAACTCTGCAAACGTGTTGACTGGTTTCTAATGAATACAGCTATCACGCAGCCGGAACATAAAAAAGCCGAAGCGCACTTTAAAGCTGAATACATGTCATTAATTAATTCAGGATATCAAGAACCACCAGAAAGCTCTGAGCCTCGATTAGAGACTGCCGAAGTTGTGGTTGATAGAATGAGTCCAGAACAATTAGAAAGTCGCAAGAATCGCGGTTTAAACTGCATGAGTGACGTAAGAAAGGCTTTGGTACAGGCTAATAGGAATAAATTGAATGAAAAGAATTAAACCACACAAGTTCGGCAAGAAGCTTTATAGACCAAGACATAAAAAGTTGAGGCTTCGTAAAAACATACAAGGTTACCGGCATGAAGAATTTTATGTACAAAGATGTTACGCGATGAGACAGGGTTGTTATTACTACCCTAGCAAATACTTAGCATTAAGATAAACCGCATGAATCGCATAATTAAAAACAGGGTGAATAATAATGAAAGTTGAATTGAATAGTTTAAACATAACTAACGATGTACCGAGAAGGGGTGACACGTTAATAATAAGAACTAAAAAGTCAGGCATGGAGCAAATACTGGTTTTAGTTAAGGACGTTATTAATACGGGTGACGGATATGAAATAATACTAAACAAAAGCACTAACTCTTATTTTATATGGGATATGTATTCAAAGGGCGAAAGCTGGGTTTGGCGTGTTTGGAATCTCGGAAGTATAACGCACACGGCATCAACAAATAATACTAACAGCTTAATTGAGTTGTAGCGTATCTAAAGAACAGTAAATAAAGGGATTATAAAATGAAGATTTTGGTAGCATGTGAAGAAAGCCAGGCGGTAACAATTGAACTGCGTAAGTTAGGTCATGAGGCTTTTAGTTGTGACATTGATGATTGTTCAGGTGGTCACCCTGAGTGGCACATTAAAGGCGATGTGCTGGCAGTATTGAATGATGGGTGGGATATGATGGTTGCTCACCCGCCTTGCACTAGACTAACTAATGCCGGAAGAAGATGGATGCACTTACCGCCAAAAGGTAAAACAATGGTTGAAATGTGGCGAGAGTTCTTTTTTGGTGTTGAGTTTTATGAGGCCATTCGGGCGGCAAACATACCTAAGATAGCAATAGAAAACCCTGTAATGCACGACCATGCTCGGGAGGTACTAGGAAAGCACAATAGAAATATAGTTCAGCCTTGGTGGTTTGGTGAAGAAATGTTTAAGGCTACTGGATTTGAATTAAAAGGATTGGAGCCGTTAATAGCCACTGATAAATTAACGCCTCCTAAACCAGGAACCGATGAACATAAAAAATGGTCATTTATTCACAGAATGTCACCTGGCCCAGAGCGAACAAGGCTAAGAAGTAAAACGCCAATCGGTATAGCTAAAGCAATGGCTGAGCAATGGGCTGGTAAAGTTAAATAACCCATCTAATAAACATACATAAACAACCTATACACGTTATTAAAATGTGTATAGGTAATTAAATAATTTATACAAGAGGACTATAAGATGATAACAACCGAGGAAATAATTAAAGATTGGGTTTATGTTAGTAACACTGAAGCTAACGGAAAGCATTGCCACGATGAAAAAAGCGACAGGTCCGCGGTAGTATACTCCGGTAACACAAAAGTATTCAGCCGTAGAATAAAGGGGCTTAGAGGTAATTTTCCGGCAGCATATGAAGGTGTGGATTATATTTAAATAACTATGCTACACTAAAGCCATAACATTACCCGACAGGTTTCGTTATTACTCTCCTTGGTTGCAAAGCATCAGATTAATTACCTGGTGCTTTTTTATGTGTGCAATTTGAACTATCCGGAACTTCCGGATAGTTGAATTTTTGGCAAAAGAAAACCTCAATTAAGAGGCTTAGTTCTATGGGTTAAAGTAGTTAGTCCTTATGTGCTTCTATGATTGCAAGTAGTATTGCTTTGTTGAATGTAACGGCAGTAACCCAGCCCTGAACGCCTCTTATGCAAACATTGAATTGACCGCAATAAGGGTTTGACCAACGCCAAACCTTATACTTAACCATAAGCTGAAAACATAAAGCATCATCAGTTAATGGGTTGTACGTATTGTGCTTAAAGTATTCTGATTCTAAAGCTATATTTCGCGCTGAAGATCCATGTAACTTGCCGCTGTAATAATGTTTCTTTATAGCAATCCTTTGAATATCAAAAGTCTTTGAGTGAATAACCTCGACACCTTCAATCTCTGCTATACGCTTACATATCGCTAAGTTATCCATAGTTATAACACTCCTTATCAAAATCTAACACTTTGGCATCTTCAGCATGAGTTAATTGAATGTCACGGCGCTCACGTGCTTTGATTCTATTCCAGGCTAATCTAATTACTGATATGTTTGCTTTAGTTTGAAGTTGTTCGGCTAATTGAGTTTGTGACATGGTTAATACTCGCTTATTTTATAGTTAAGTAATGCTGATTTAAGTGGTTCGGTTTGTTGTAGTGCTACACCTGCTATTAGTTTGTATTTGTAATCACAGTAAGCGTTGTGAGCTTCTTGCTCTGTAATAAAAACCCCCAAGTGAACTTGTTTTCGGTTTCCGTCGTTACAGATAGATACAAACTTATTTCCGCTCTTGCTGGATGTTACTCCTACCTTGTACTTTCCTCTCAATGATTTTCTTGTTGTGGTTAATGTGTTTATTTTCTTATCCACAAAAATACAATATAAAGGCGAATAGATTTTATTTCCTTGCGTGAGTAGATCTTTATCCAGCTCTTTACCTTTCCAATCCTGCTTTTCCATCCACTCTTTAAAGTTAGAGAATGTTAACCACTCACTACAAACGGTGCACCCTTTATATGTTGGTTGTCTAGATTGGTATTCGCTTGAGTAACATCGCCTTAACATACCAACCCACCTACCGTAATAATTGCAAATGACATTGCCGTTGGCTGATCTTGTTAATACCTTATAGTCTGCGTCATTTATACCTACACCTTGAACTAGGGACTTTCTGACCGCTAATGACTTTCTTAACATAATTATTTAAGCTCCGCTTTTAACTGATAACCCATGCAGTCAAGTAATTCGACCACAACCCTTATACCAACGTTTTCATCGTTGATTGCTCTTGCTACTGTTCCGTACTTGACACCGGTTAGTTTGTGCAGCTCAGTAGCGTTCTTAATTCCCTTATTTGCCATGGCCGTTAATAGTAGTGTTGAAATCTTCATGTTGTTCCTTCTTTATTAAGTTGAGGTAATATTAAATTAATTTGATAAATATAGCAAATAATACTTGATATATGATTAAAATGATTTAAGATTGGTCGTATTGAAACAGCAGCAACTAACAAGTGAGAGAGATTATGAATACATTGGATAAAGCGAAATTGCACTACTCAAAAAATGCAGATTTAAAAGTTGTACTTGAAGATATGATTGACAGCTTAAATCGCTATGACGGTGATATGAGTAATGTCGGCATGGAATACATTATCGGTAAAATATTTGGCGGCGAACTTAAATTAACATTCAGCCCCGATGCTTCAATATATGACGTTCTTGAAACTGACGGCGTTGACGGCTTTGGATATTGCGCGGTAATTGAATTAACGGAGAGTAACAATGATTAACCTAAACGAATTACCCCAGGATAAGAAAGGCAAGGAAGAGCATTTATTAGCTAGAAAACTTCAGTTATTAGAATTGATTTCAGAAATGACAACCAGCCAACTAGTTACACCCGCTCAAGTTCACGGGTTAATGTGGTCAACTATTGAAGAAATTGACGGGATGCTTGATGAATAATTACCACGACCAATCAGAAAGCGAGCCGGCTGAGTGTAGTGAATGCCATAGCTCAATGACTGAGCATTTGAATAACGTATTAGAGTGTGACGAGTGTTCACACCTAGAATTTAAGGATGATAGTAATGAGTAATGTATTAAATATTTATCAGCGCATAAATGCAGTAATGAAAACCGTTGAGTACGTTCAAAAAGACAGCTCAATATCAGGAGGTGGCGCAAACTATAAAGCGGTATCTCACGACCAAGTAATATCAGTGCTTCGTAAAGAAATGGTTAACCAAGGTATAATGATGTTCCCTAACCAAACAAGCGGCGAGTTTTTAATTAAGCGCGACCTATCAGCAACACCACCTATTAAGATGGGGCTTTACACTGGCACTTATGAGATTACCTTTGTAAATATTGATGTTGCTATGGGTAGTGATAAGGTAACGGTTACTGTTCAGGCTCATGCAAGCGATAACGGAGATAAAGCACCAGGTAAGGCGTTAAGTTATGCAACTAAAGCCGCTATGCTTAAAACATTCATCCTTGAAACTGGCGAGAATGACGAAAGCCGCGAAGAGCAACGCGATTTTAATTTAATTACTGCCGCACAAGTTGATCAATTATTCCCGTTACTTTGTGACTCGAACGGGCAGTACACAGAAAAAGGTTCAAAGGTTTGCCGAGCATTCAAGTTTCAAAACCTAAGTGAAATTAAATCTAAAAAGTTTGCTGAAATATTAAGGTTCGCATCATAATGATTATTATTGACCAGATAGAGCAAGGTACGCCTGATTGGCATCGTGCGAGAGCTGGAGTTATTACAGCTAGCCGAGCAAGTGAGTTTTCAAGTAAAGCAAAGCTTGCGCCATTACCTGATGGACTTGTATTTGAAAAACAAGGCAAAACAAACTCATGCGTTTATAAAGATATTATTTATTCTGACACTAGCAAGGCAAATGTGCAGCACGAAATAAGGTCGTTACTGCCAATGGTTTACGGTGATATGCGCCAAGGCTATATGGCTGAGTTAGTAGCGCAAATAGCTACCGGTTTGATACCTGAGCAAATGAGCTTTAAGCAATGTGAATGGGGCCACGAACACGAAGACCAAGCAAGAGCGTTTTTCGAGTTAGAGCATGGCGTTGATGTAACTGTGCCAGCGTTTATTTACCGCGATAAAGAAAAGCGCTTTGGTATTTCACCGGATGGATTAATAACAGGCACTAAAATTGGCCTTGAATTAAAGTGTCCGTTCACCAGTAAGGTATTTGTAGAGTTCGCTACATGCGACAAAATTAAAAAGGAGTATATCGAACAGTGTCAATACTCAATGTGGGTGACGGGTTACGAGGGTTGGTATTTTGCCAACTACGACCCGCGCATAACAACCAAGAAATTGCACTGGGTATTAATTGAACGTGACCAAGCATTCATGGATAAATATGACGAAGCAGAAAAAAACTTTGTTCGTGACATGGATTCAATGCTAGGTAAATTAGATTTAAAATTCGGCCAACAATGGCAATAGTAAAGCCGTTCAAGTTTACTCTTGAAGTGTTTATTAGCGCCGTAACCGATAACCCAGGCATTAACAGAAAGCAGCTAATAGACGCCACTGGCTTTGGCCATCACTGTATTGATAGATGTATCGCGTACCTACTTAGTACGAAGGAAATCAAGCGGGTATTTATTAGAATGTCAGGGCCATATAAGGTTTATAATTATGAAATTAACTAACAAAGCCTCTACGGAGGCAAGGAGAATATAAATGGAATGGATAAGTATCACCGACGAACGACCGCAAGAGGACTTTCAGGTATTGGTTTGTGTGGACGATGATGTTTATATTGATACATTTAGGTGTGGAAGTGTGGACGGTCACTATTGGTTTGATAGTGAAAAGCCTTTTTTTGACATAATTACTCACTGGATGCCACTACCAGAACCACCAAAGGAGTAACAATGCGCCTAATCATAGCAAGGAAATCTCCATTAAGATGTCGCGGATATGATGGGCGGCACCACCAAATATTCACACGGTTTGAATACGCAAAATTAAGGCGCGGTAAGTTCTTATGTAAGAGCTGCCGCGATAAACTAGAATTAGATAAGTGCAGTAAATTCTTTAACGAGTTAATTAAATAGGTAGGTTAAGGTTATGTTAAAAGGAAAAGGTTGTAGAGTTGGAAATAGTACCGATATAAATAAAGACGGATTTAGCTATTTTGAAGGTGTCATTGTATCAGACCCGATAATGTCCGTAGGCGATAATGATTATATTTATATACTGGTTCAGGTTGGCGATAGACTTGTGAGGGCTGATGTTGATTATATTTATTATCTAGATGCTATGGACTAATGGCTGGTTTAACCACTACAGACGATAAGATTCCGCTTATCGTTGTTGTACCTAATTTCGATCACCTGATAATAAGGAAGAGTAAAATGACATATAAATTAAGCGCTCGGTCACAAGAAAGATTAAGCGGCGTAGATAATCGTATATTTGCTATAGTTGAGTTAGCGTTAACTATCAGTATTATTGATTTCGGCATACCAAAGCTAGGAGGATTACGAACAGCAGAAGAACAGCGTAATTTATTTAAAAGCGGCAATGGTGTTACTAAGTGCGATGGTATAGAAATCAAATCAGAGCATCAGTCAGGCTTAGCATTTGATATTTACGCTTATGTAGACGGGAAAGCTTCATGGGATAGGTACCACTTAACACAAGTAGCGGCGGCATTATTACAAGCTGCTGCGATGTTAGGTTATCCGTTAACCTGGGGCGGTCTTTGGGAGTCTTGGCAGGACTTACCACACTTTCAATTAGAGGATTAATTATGTACAGAGTTAAAAAAGCAAATGGATGGAATAAATACAAAGTACAAAAGCGTTTTATGTTGATATTTTGGCGTGATTTAGAGGGGGCAGTTTTTGATAGTGAAGGGTTGGCGCATCTTGCATGGGGTAATCTTATGTTAATAGCAAAAAGTAAGGGGTAATTTATGAGTTGGATTGGTAAGTTATTTGGAACGGAAAAAGCGGTTAATAGCCTAGTCGATAAAGACAATGGATTATTAACTCAGGCTGGCAATTGGATTGGCGGGTTTAGCTATACCGACGAAGAAAAGGCAGAAAACAACCTGTTAGTTAAAAGCTGGGGGCTAAAGCAGCTAGAAGCCTTGGAGCCGTTCAAGGTAGTACAGAGGATAATAGCTTTTTCAGTATTGTTTGTATGGGGGTTTGTGGCGATTAATTATGTGGCAATGTTATGGTTTAAACATGAGTCAGCGGCAGAGTTATTAACTTTTGCATTAAGCGACTATGTATTCTGGCCCACATTGGCGGTGTTATCTTTGTATTGCGGAGGCGGAACACTTAACTCGTTTACTAAGAAATAGTATATAATGTAATAGCGGTGACATGCCGTGTAATGTTCATTTAATTAAATCGGAGTAAGATTATGAGAAGTAAGTTTTGCAATATGCCAGGTGGTCACGGACACGATCCAGACAAAGATCCGGACAAAGACGGCAGCGACTAGCCTTGTATTTTTATAATTATATTTTATTGGCAGGGTTTGCCTGCCTTTTATTTAATGGCAGAACAAGATTTGCATCATCTGTATTTCTTGCTGGATGGGCTGTTTACCTATTATCAACCTTTACCGCTAGTACTGAGTTTTACTATATGGCTTCGGGTACTATAGAGGCTGCAATAGCTTACTTGCTAAATAAGCGTTATAGAGTAATAGCATACCTTGGATACTTACTTATATTTGTTAACTTTTACGGCTTGATTTTATACAACAATAAAATAGGGCCATTATCATATGATGTTATTTATGCCATAATATCAGTCACTCAATTTATATTCTTACTAGCGAGGCTTATCCCGAATGGACTCAATAGATTACCTGCTAAACATTTTGTGGTTCGCGCTGTTAATTTTGATAGCCGTGGTGCGTATGATAGAATGTATAAAAATACACAAACGCAAGGTAAGAATTGATGAGTGGCGAAAAAATAAGACAGATAGTAGATGTGGTTGTATCCCATCCCAAAACTGCGACTGTAGTAGTGGCAGCAGCTACAAACTTTAACGTATGGCTCGCAGACTATGAGCCGGTTGTTAAGTTTGCCACATCAATACTCGGTATAATTCTGGTCAGTGTATTAATCATCAAGCATACCATCGATTTAGTGAAATCATTAAAGAGCGATTAACAATCACAGTGTAATAACATAAGGTTAAGTAATGGCGTGTCAAATATTGGTATCAAACAAAAGCGGATTACCAAAAGCCGAGATAATCACACTCGTTGACGGTGATCATAAGTGGTCTGCTCTCGAATCAATGCAGAAGTTTATAGCTTGCGGTGGATTATTTGATGATTGGTCACGATTATTTTCGATAGTAAAAGTAACAGATAAAAACTTAGATGAAATTAAATTCCTGTATGACGCTAATAACAATGCTGTTAGAAAGTGGGTATTTATTGAGCCACCAAAAGATTCGCAAGAATGGAAAGACCTATACTTAACGGGTGAGGTTTCATGTACATGGGCGGTAATCAATCAATATCTGGTAAGTAAATAATGCCTACAGTAACAGAAAAAACACTAAAAAAAGACGGTAGCGGAGATTATACAACTATAAACGCATGGTTAGCTGCTGAGGTAAGCGGAGTTGATTTTGTATCTCTTGATGAAGTACGGCGGTTAAAGGTATTTAAAGCTGGTTGGGGTTCAGCAACGCCATTAAGTGAGAGTTTTCTCGATTTCGGAACAGGAACGACAACAAGCGCCACACAAAGGCCAGAAATTGTATGTGGCGGGGTAGAAACTCATGATTTTACCGCGGGCACTGGTTTTGTTTTTACTGTGCCGACAAGTTTCGGTTTCATTGGTAGAGATAATTTTATATTAATTGATGGTATAGAGATTGCGGATTGTACTAATACAAGTCTTCTTTGGCATACGTCTATAAATATAGAATTAAGGAATACAATATCACACGGGATCTCAAATCTTGGTATGTTTGAGGGAGATCCGCAATTTTGTATATTTTATGATTATTTCCCCGCCTCGTCAGCAAGTGAGAATGATGCTGTTATAGCGGGTAATGTAGTAAATTGCACAATTATAGCCAAACTTGTAGAGTTCGGATTCGGTGGCGATATAATGCTGCAAAACGGAACTGCAAATGACACGTTAATATTCAAGACTACCGCGAGAATTGCCTTTGACGCTTACTTTAATGTAACAGGTGATTTTAACGGAGTAAACAGAACGGGTGAGGGTGTGCCTGGTTCTAATTCACAAACAAATTTAACTACGGCAGACTTTAACGATTACGCTAACGATGATTATAGGTTAGATCCAACCTCAAATTTTGTCACTAACGGTAGCAGCTCTGGGTTTATGGGTGCTGCTGTTGCTCCTAGTGGCGGAGGTGCATCAATTCCTGTTATAATGAACCAACTTAGAAATCAAGGGATAAATTAAATGTGGCTAAGACAATCTACAGCTAGCCAAGAGATTAGCTTAGGGCAGTTTCTTGATAGTACAGACGGCAACACAGAAGAGAACGGTTTAACTATTGCCAATACTGATATTAAATTAAGAAAGGGCGGCACGATAACCCTAGCAAATAAAAATTCAGGTGGTGCAACTAGTATTTCAAACGGCGTTTATCATGCGACATTAGATGCGACTGATACGAACACTTTAGGATTGCTTGAAGTTTATGTTCACGTTGCTGGTGCGCTGGCAACTAAATCTAGCTATATGATTTTACCGGCTGCTAGTTATGATGCTTTGGTGACTAACGGGTTGATCAACTTTAATCCGGCATCCGATACGGTTGCTAATGTAACTTTAGTTGCTACGACTACCACAAACACAGATATGAGAGGCACAAACAGCGCCAATACTGTTGTACCCGCATCAGTGGCACAATTTAACGCTAGAAGTATTTTAAGTGGTAATTATGCGTTAGAGGCTAGTATCACATCATTGAACGATTTCAACCCTGCAAGCGATACTGTTGCAAATGTTACACTAGTAGCAACAACCACAACCAATACTGACATGCGCGGAACTGATGGAGCCAATACAGTGATACCGCCAACAGTCACAGAGTTTAACGCCAGGACATTACCAACCGCTGATTATTCTCAATTTGACTTTTCTGTAAACGAAGTAAGTGCAGATATAACCAAGATTAACGGCGTAACAATAACGGGTGACGGTAACGCAAATCCGTTTGATGTATAATGAGCTTAGAAATTGATGGAGTATGGAGGGGTGGGCTATGGGCATCAACCGTCTGGGCTGCTGGGGTATGGAGAGAGGGCGAGTCAACTTCAGTATGGACAGACAAGGCAGGAGTTAACACTAGTTGGGGCGATAAAGCATCAGTAAGCACTACATACACAATTCAAGCACCTGTAAATACAACTTGGACAGATAAATAAACTAACCCGTCAATAACCTTTAAGGACTGACACCATGACACAACCATTTTGGAAAGCCAGATCGAAACATGGCAGAGATAAAATATTTAAAACCCCCGCAAGCCTATGGAGTGCCGCACAAGGTTACTTTCAATGGATAGAGAATAACCCATTAACTAAGCCTATAATCTATCAAGGCGCAGTTACAGGGAAGGAAGAATTAGCGCGACCTATGACGGTAAAAGGTTTGTGCATACACCTAAATGTAAACTCCAAGTATTTCAATGACTTCAACGCAGCTTTAGACCTAGATAAAGAATTAGACAAAGATTTTTCCGAGGTCTCAATAAAGATCCGGGAAATAATTGACACTAATAAGTTTGAAGGCGCCACTGTTGGTCTATTTAATCCAACAATTATAGCGCGTGATTTAGGGTTAGCTGATAAGCAAGAAGTAACATCTATTGAGATGACTCACGAAGAATGGCTAGACTCTCTTGAGTAGCCAGCGACAAAGGCTAAAGGATGATTTCGAATTCTACGCTAGAAACTGCCTAAAAATAAGAACCAAAGATAAAGGGTTGCAACCTCTGTTGTTAAACGAGGCGCAGCTCTATATCCATGAATGCCTACAAAAGCAGGTTGCTGATACTGGCAAGGTTAGAGCTATTATCCTCAAAGGAAGGCAGCAAGGTGCATCTACTTATGTTGGTGCTCGCTTTATCCATAAGACCACACACAATAAAGGCGTGAGAGCTTTTATACTTACACATGATGGTGAGTCAACAAACGCCCTGTTTGAAATGACCGATCGTTATTATGAAAACCTACCTAAATTTGTTAAGCCAGCAACCAGCAAAGCAAACGCTAAGGAATTACAGTTCGCCGCGCTTGATTCTGGTTACAAGATAGGGACAGCGGGTAACAAAGCTGTTGGTCGTGGTCAAACGCTGCAATACTTTCACGGTTCAGAGGTTGCTTTCTGGATGAATGCTAGTGAACACACAAAAGGAATCATGCAAGCAGTACCGGACGCACCAGGAACAGAAGTAATATGGGAAAGTACCGCCAATGGTGTTGGTAATTTCTTTCATGAGCAATGGAAGTTAGCAGAGAAAGGTTTATCAGAATTTATAGCTATATTTGTTCCGTGGTTTTGGCAGTCTGAATACAGAAAAGAATTACCGGAAGATTTTAGATCAACAGAGGACGAGGATAAACTCAAATCTGTTTATGGTATTAATGACAATCAAATATTCTGGCGCCGAATGAAGGTAGCAGAATTAACAACTGATGGTATTGACGGCGGTAAAGCATTTAAACAAGAATACCCAATGAATGCAGCCGAAGCCTTTCAGGTATCAGGTGGTGACGGTTTGATAACTGCTGACCATTGTATGACATCACGAAAAGAAGTGGTAAACGGTAGCGGTGCTTATGTTATTGGTGTTGATCCTTCACGTGGTGGTGATAGGTTTGCCATTGTTAAACGTCAAGGGCGTAAAATGTATGGTATGGAGGCTTACATAGGAGAGCAGTGTAACGCGCTTGGTAAGAATGTAGCTATCTGTAAAAAGATACTAGACACCAAATGCACGATAGCTAAGAAGGTACCCGATATGATGTTTATTGATTACGGTGCTGGTGCTGACTTAGTTGATAGGCTTCATGAGTTAGGATATAAAGGCCGTGTTAAGTCTGTTCACTTTGGATCGACTCCTTTAAACCCTGAGAAGTACACGAACAAGCGCAATGAAATATGGCAAGAGCTATCTGATTGGATGGTTGACGAAACGTTACCGGTACAAATACCTGATGATGATGAAATGCAAGCTGATTTATGTGCTAGCCCTTTTAGTTGGGATGCTAAAGATCGCAGAGTGTTATGGTCAAAGGATAGGATAAAAGAGAAGTATGGCTTTAGTCCTGATTATGGTGATGCTGCCGCATTAACATTTGCTGAACCAGTACGACAGGACAAGAAGAAGAAAAAACTAAACTATGGAGCATCAAGTGTCGTTTAACTAACGGGAGGTGATTATCTAAAGATTAAAAGCCCACTTCGATTGTGGGCTTTTTATTTATTTACTATTTAAATGTAAGCCAAGCCTTTACTGTAATGCCACTAGAAAACAAAATCATAATAAAATAATAATAAATACCTATCGGCTTATCATAAGGTATTAATAGAAAAACCAAGCAACACAGTAAAAACAGCAAGGTGTACTTATTACCCATAATCAAACCCTCTTCTTTTTAAAGCTAGCATTACCACCAGTACTATTACCAAGGAACTTAGGTGCGGTTATAACTCTTACAGCTTCAGTGCCACAGTTACAAAAAACCAGCCTTACATCATTAGTAACTAGCCTATCGAATACAGTGCCAGATTCTTGACACTTAAAGTCTTTAAATATTTTCATTTGGAAACTCCTTTCTCATATCAACACCCCTAGCAACGCGCTTAGTTAGCTTGTAATCAGTCACGATACTAAAACCTAGATAACCGCATGCTTGACAACCTTGGTTAGTGCGATTGATACATGAGCAACTAACTCTAGCTGCGCTTGATTTAACATCAAACCCTAACGCATCAATAAGCGCGTCTAATTTCTTTTCGATAGTCATTTAACAATCTCCTAAACCGTTGGCATTGTCATAACGCACACCGCTATGATAACTAATGCGGCTATGCTGAATTTATTAAACTTGTTCATTATCTGCCTCTAAATAATCCGCTATCATTTCATCAATACCTACAGCCTCACAGTGTGAATCAAACTCATCAACAACTAAAAAATCATCACCGAATTTATAATCATGGTGACCATTCTCTATAATAAGATGCTTAATCTTTGTTAAGGTGTCCGGTGTAGCCTCTTTAGTGTCCACATGAATGTAAAATTGTTCAATCTGATGTACAGTCATTGTTATTATCCTTGTTATGTTTCTGGTTTAATCGCCATTGTTTATTCTTACAAGTATTACCGCAATACTCTTTGCGCTCAGTACCCCAGAATTCTTTTTCGCATTCAGGCCAAGCGCATTGTTTTTTAGTTATTGCCATTGCTACAACCCGTTGCTTTGCTAAATAAAGCCTTTTCACAATCATTAAAAGTCTTGGCATTCATAACCAAGCCTTTAGGTGTTTTAAATATCTGCCCGTCCTTTAAAACCTCTGTAAGCGTTTTTACTTCCTTGGTTGCTGTAAATGGGGTGAATGGTCGTGTAAATAATCTTTCCTTCCACGTGCGCTTTACGTTTGATGTTGTTAGCACTGGATCGGATATCGTAACTGGTACGCCTTGGGTTGATAATGGTATATAGCTATTGAGCATTTCTTTTATTCTCCATCTGATTAATTAACTACAGTATGACTCAGTACCGTCACAAGTCAACACTATTTGTTAATTAAATCGCAATGCTGTATAATTGATTCTGTTGATTGGCGTGAGACCCTGAGCAGCAGATAAGGTTTAGTATGCGTATTTGCGGTTATTAAGTTAATCCGGTCTCAACAGATACGCGCACTAAGCCTTTTTTGTTACCTAGAATCCCGCATTAATCTGTATTAATCTGTATTAGTCTGAGTAGCCCCGTGTGGAATGGGTGTTGTACCAGTCGCAATGGTTGAGTCATTAAACGCTAATAGAAGAGTTTATAATTTAGGTTCGAATCCTAATGCTCAGACCAATACAGATTACCAACCAACCGATTTAATTCGGGCTTTCGTAACAAATCCGCATAACTAGCTAAGTTTTTAAAGTAGCAAATATCGAATACTTAGTATTAATCGACTTTTAGACACGAGAATAAACAGCATTTTCTGCATGGTATATGGATTGGGCTTCCAACAAGGATTGTGAATAGCTAGCTGATACTGATTTAATACTACTTGATATAAACTAAGCACACTTACTCATCCATGCAGTAACGTGTCTAATGATACTTATTGCCTACATTTAACACCTATTATGAATTAACCTTAAACAATGCTAAAATAAACAAAACGAATTCAACAACGCCTGAGTAATTATTAATGCCTAAGATGACAGACCCAGAGCTAGTTGCTCTACTCTCTCAAGCTAAAGAACAAGCCGCTATCTTTAACGGTGAATTCATGCGTGAGAACACTAAGTTTTTATCTGCTTATTTAGGTGAGAAAACAGGCGAGTTTAGCGCTATACCAAATCAATCAAGCGTTGTGTCAACTGATATTGCTGATGTAATTGAGGCAGACATGCCTAGTCTCATGCGTATATTCTACGGCTCAGGCGATGTAGTAACATTTCAAGCGAACACTGAAAACCCAGTGGAAGTTCAAGAGGCGGAAGAAAAGACCAAGTATGTTAATTGGATTTTAAGGAATCAGCCTGAATCATTTATGATGTGGCACTCTTGGCTGAAAGATGCTGAGATTCAAAAGAACGGTGTTGTTAAATACTTTGTTGATGAGCAGAAAGAAGTTGACGAAGTTAGATTTACAGGTGTTGACTTTGACGAGTTAAACACAATCGTTGAAAGCTTAAACGATCCAAACGTTATAAAAACAGAGATTACCGAGCAAGAAGAAACAAGCCCAGGCGTTTGGGATTTAAGTTTTAAAGTCACGCGCGAAACTAAAAAGATTTGTGTTCTTAATATACCTCCTGAATCCTTCTTGATATCACGTAACGCTAACAGTCTTGAAGATGCTGAATTAGTTGGTGATAGAGTTAGAAAGACTCGCGGTGAGTTGTTAGCGGAAGGCTTCAAGAGAGATTTAATCGATCAACTAACATCAGTTGAAGAAGAAGATAATCGGACATCAAATATAAAAGCAGTTCGTGATCGTGACCAAGGTGGCAACAACCCCAATGAGTCTATTAATGATTGGGCTAGTCAGTACGTAGAAATATCAGACCTGTATGTCAAGATTGATTTTGATGGTGATGGTATCGCAGAGCGCAGACACGTAATGATTTCAGGTAACAAGGTGTTGGTTAACGAATACTTTAACCATGTTCCGTATGCTTCATTATCAGCTATCTTGATGCCTCACAAAGCTATTGGCCGAAGTCGCGCAGAAGTAACGTATTCGACACAATTACAGAAAACAGCATTAGTGCGTGGCATGAATGATAACATTCGCATCTCACAAAGACCTCGTAATGTTGTTCATGGCGATGTTGATCTCGATGACATGTTAACCTATCGAGATAACGGTATTATTAGGTTGGATGATGAGTCCACTATATTACCCCAGCAAGCAGTGATGCCTTTGGTTATTCCATACACTGGCGATAAAACCTTACAAGTTATTCAATATGTAGATGGAGCAAGGGCGCAAACAACCGGCACTAACATGGCTAATCAGAGCTTAGATGCTGACTCAATAGGCAAGGAGACAGCAACTAGATTTAATGGTATCGAGGCTAAAGGCGATGAGAAGATGGAGCTTATAGCCCGTAACTATGCCGAAACCGGAGTACGTAAGCTTTATAGCGGTATTGCATGGCTAGCGTCAAGATTCCAAGATACACAGGCGGAATTCATGGTACTTGGCAAGCCTTTAACTGTTAACCCTACAAAATGGAAGTTTGAACATCAAATTCAAACCAATGTCGGCTTAGGTGCTGGCAATAATGAGAAGTCAATCGAAAGCTTACAAGGTTTGTATGCTATTCAACAGCAGTTAAAAGCAACACAATCACCGCTCGTTGATGATAAAGATATTTACAACACGTTAGCCCGTATCACTGACGGTTTAGGATTCCCACGCACTAACGAATTCTTTAATAATCCTGAAGAGCCTGACGAGTTACTTCGCCATGAAAACGAGCAGTTAAATGCTATCGGCTTACAGCAGCAACAAGCTATTGAGCAGCTAACAGAGCAACTTAGGCAGTTAAGCGCACTATCAGAAGTTGAAGAGAAGAAAGTAGCAGGTAAGGCAGAGTCAGATAATAAGAAAGCAGCTTTAGAAATTGCCAAACTTTCAGAGAATCAGCGCCAATTCAATATTGATGCAACGCAAACAGCTAACAAACAGCAATCAGATGAGGCTTTAGCAGTGACTAAATTGGAATTAGATAACGAAACAGACTTACCAGGTGGATTAGCATGAAAAGCGAAACAGATTTAAGAAACGATGTTCAACGCGCTCAACGTGCAGATCAATTACTCAATGACCCAATGATTCAAGAGTTTATCATTGCTATGCGTGGTAAACTGTTAAACGAGTTTGAAAGCACTGGTCTTGATGATGACAAGGAAAGATCTAACGCTTGGCAGAAGTCACAAATATTAAATAGCTTTTTAGAAGAGTTCACCAAGGCTATTAA